ATGTGATCGAGGATCTTCTTGATATCAACGTATTCTCAAAGATGAATACACTTCTAAAAGATCGATTGACTACACTTAAGGATAGGATTCAAGACTTGTCTTATCAGATTGATCTACAGAAGAACAAAATTGAAACACAACAGAAATATATTCGTGATGTAAAGGCTCTTACAGATCAAAATATTACAGAAAAAGAAAATAAAATTACCCAAAATCAAAAAGATATTGATGATCTGCAATCACAGAACAATGAGCTTTCGTCTGAAATAGAAGGAAAACAAACCGATGTGCAGGATGAACTCAATAAACTCCATGACAAAAGGCAGTCGCTCTTACAGTACTCGGCGCAATTCAAACAGCAAATGGCTACAGTCGCTAAAGAGGCGAAATTTTATGAAGACAATGAATCATGTCCAACCTGCGATCAAGCTATTAGTTCAGAAAGAAGAGACGAAAAACTTACCGATGCTAAATCTAAGGCGAAAGAACTTAAAAGCGCCATGGGTAAGCTCACTGAAGAGTCAGATCAGGTTGAACAAGCTATTTCAACTGCAAATGACGCACTTGCCGAAATACGAGACAAACAAAGCAGTATACATTCTAACATACAGCAGATCAGCCGGCTCCAGGCCGAGATTAGAAGTCTCGAAGAAGATATTACTGGATCTGCCACCGCCGATTTAAGACAGGCCGAAGCTGACTTAAAACAATATACAGATTCAAAAAATTCTCTTTTAGAAGAAAAGTTTAAGTTTTCGGATGAGTACTCATACAATCAAGTCATGGGTGAGATGCTGAAAGATACCGGTATCAAGACAAAGATTATCAAGCAATACCTGCCAGTAATCAATAAACTTGTCAATCAGTATCTTCAAGTACTTGACTTCTTTGTACACTTTGATCTTGACGAAAGCTTTAATGAAACGATCCGCTCGCGACATCGTGATGAATTTACATATGATTCATTTAGTGAAGGTGAGAAGCAGCGGATCGACCTATCACTTCTGTTCACATGGCGGCAGATTGCCAAGATGAAGAACAGTGTGGCAACAAATCTCTTGATCCTCGATGAGACATTTGATTCATCATTGGATCATGAGGGTGTAGACAATCTATTGAAGATTCTCTATACACTTGGAGATGATACGAATATCTTTGTTATCTCTCACAAAGGCGAAATCCTTGACGGTAAGTTCAATGCTAAAATTGAGTTTAAGAAAGAAAAGAATTTTAGTAAAATTGCCGCTTAATGGTTTACAAATGAGTCATTATGTATTATAATGTACTATTAATGAAACATGGAGTTATGTTATGGAATTGAATGACGGTACTCTTCAAGTATTGAAGAATTTTTCTGGTATTAATCAGAACATTCTTATCCGACAGGGCAATACATTGAAGACAATTAGTGAAGCACGTAATGTTGTATCTCGTGCTACAATCGCGGAAGAATTTCCGAAAGATTTCGGGATCTATGATCTCAATGAATTTATCGGTGTTTTGTCATTGGTCGATACACCTCGTCTTAAGTTTGACGATGAGTATGTTACGATCGGTGATTCAACCGGTAGATCAAAGGTCAAGTATTTCTTTTCTGCAGAAGAAACACTGACCACCCCACAAAAAGATATTACTATGCCAAGTGCTGAAGTAAAGTTTGTACTGACAAATGATACTCTCAATAAGTTGAAGCGAGCTGCTTCTACTCTTGGTCATACAGAGGTATCCATTACAGGTAAAGATGGTGTACTCAGTCTTTCTGTGGTTGAAACTCAGAACTTTACATCAAATGCTTTTTCTATTGATGTAGAAGGTGAGTTTGATCAAGACACTGAGTTTAATTTTGTCTTGAGTATTAACAATCTCAAAATCCTTCCTGGTGATTATGATGTAGAAATTTCTTCTAAACTCATCTCGCAATTCAGTCACAAGGAAATGAACGTTCAATATTGGATTGCACTCGAAAAGACGTCTACTTACGGAGTTTAATAATGTCAGATGTACAAGAATTGCAAGATCTTGCAAATAAAACTAGCCGCAGCACTGTTGCTGTAATCGATGCCATGACTCAACGTGGTGCATTCAAAGGTGAAGAGCTATCGACTATCGGCGGTCTTCGCGATCAGTGTATTCAGATCATTCAGATCTGCGAAACACTAGCACAGGATGCTGCCATGGAGGATGATGACGACGAATAAGTTTACAAGCTCACCCCCTTGTGATATAATACTATTTTGTTATGGAGTTTGTAAATGAATGATTTTCTCTGGGTCGAGAAGTACCGTCCTCGTACGATTGCTGAGACTATTTTGCCTGATGGTCTTAAGCAAACATTCCAGAGACTTGTAGATACCGGTGAATTGCCTAATATGCTTTTCACCGGTACTGCCGGTCTCGGTAAAACCACAGTCGCAAAAGCACTGTGTAATGAACTAAACCTTGATTATATCGTAATCAATGGTTCAGAAGAAGGCAATATCGATACACTTCGTGGTAAGATTAAACAGTTTGCTTCATCTGTATCTCTACAAGGTGGAGTCAAAGTCGTTATTCTAGACGAAGCAGATTACCTGAATCCACAGTCAACTCAACCAGCTCTTCGTGGCTTTATCGAAGAGTTTGCTAATAACTGTCGATTTATTCTTACATGTAACTTCAAGAATCGTATCATTGAACCACTTCATTCTCGCTGTGGAGTGTATGAATTCAATACGACAAAGAAAGATCTAGTCGGTCTTTGTGAACAAATGATGTCTCGTATTGAACATATCCTTTCGGCAGAAAATGTTGATACGTATCAGAAATCAGATATCGCTCAACTGATTATGAAGTATGCACCTGATTGGCGTCGTGTACTCAATGAACTACAACGTGGTTCTATTAGTGGTACGTTCTCTCATGTGCAAAAGATCGATAACATGGATGATCTCTTTACTCATCTCAAAGGTAAAGACTTTAAGAAGATGCGTCAATGGGTTGTCAATAATATCGATACAGATTCCTCGGCGATCTTTCGCGGTATCTATGATCGTATGTATGATAAACTCAATCCACAATCGATTCCACAACTCGTTCTTATTCTTGCTGACTATCAATATAAGAATGCATTTGTTGCAGATCACGAATTAAACGTAGTTGCTTGTATGACGGAGATTATGGCCAATGTCGAATTCGCTTAGTCCATTTGATTTCCTGAATGACATTAACTATGCAAAACAGAATATCATGGTTGATGATATTGCGGAAAAGCAATACAATCCATTTATGATTAATCGTGGTCTGTCCTACTTTAATGATACTGTTCTTATGGCAAATGAGATGAATCTCAATGCTCACCTTGACAACCGTTTACAATTTGACTTTTTTATAAATATTGTAAGAAAAAGAAAACGGTTTTCTAAGTGGTTCAAACCTGAAACCGCAAGTGATGTGGAAGCAGTCAAGACTTATTATGGTTATAGCAATGAAAAAGCTCGTCAAGTCTTGTCCCTTCTCACAAAAGATCAAATTGAAGTATTGAAAAAGAAGGTGAACAAAGGTGGAAGAAAATAATATTGTGGAGTGGACTCCGAGCAGTATGCTTGAAGTCACTCTAAACGAGCCAGATGATTTCCTTAAAGTAAGAGAAACTCTCACTCGCATCGGCGTAGCTTCACGTAAAGATAGTAAGCTATATCAATCATGTCATATCTTGCATAAGCAGGGTAGATATTTTATCGTACATTTTAAAGAGTTATTTCTATTAGACGGTAAGAAGTCTAATTTAGAAGAAAATGATATTGCACGTAGAAATACTATCGCAACACTCATGAGCGACTGGGGTCTTGTGACGATTGAAAATAAAGAATCGGCAACTCCTCTGGCGCCACTTAGACAGATTAAGATTATTTCATATAAGGATAAAGACCAATGGGAACTTTGTCCAAAATATAATATCGGAAATAAGTAACTATGTACTTTTAAAAAATAAGTACTATATATAATCTAGGATGCCGCATGGTGCGGGTCCATTTATACCTTGCTTAATTGGAGGTCAATATGACTAAGGCAACTTTATTGCCAAGAAACGCATTTCTTGGTTTCGATCACATCTTCGACCAGTTGGAAAATATTCACAACCACGCGAAGGATACCTATCCCCCACATAACGTAGTCAAGCACGATGCATATAATTATGAGATCGAATTGGCTGTGGCTGGATTTAGTAAAGAACATATCGATATCGAAGTGAAAGACCACGTGCTTACGATCAAAGGTGATCGTCCACAACGTCGTGAACAGAATCTGTATGTTCATAAAGGTATTAGTGCTCGTAATTGGACAAAGTCATTCAGGCTGTCGGAATATACCGAAGTAAACGGAGCAGATCTGGTGGATGGAATCTTGACTGTTAATTTGAAAGTCGTCCTTCCCGAAGAGAAGCAGCCTCGTAAAATCACAATTGGATATAACGAGGAAAAAAATGACAACTCTAGTCCTGAACTACTCAACGAGTCTGCTTGAAAGATTCTGGAGTGGATTAAAAAGAACACTTCAAGGTGTTATGATCGGCTACATGATCTCAAGGCAAACACAAGCTAACTATCATGTTGCACAAATGCTCATCAATGCTGGTGAATATAGACAAGACGAATACTATAATCTTGTACATCAGCTAAACCAAAAAACCATTAAAGACATCTCGAGCATGTACGATGATTAAGTGGTTTTTAAATTTGATTAGCGCTCAAAAGGTTTCATATCAGCAAAACCAGATTGAAAAGTATCTTGCTAATTCAACTGATCTTGTTGATCTTGAAAGACGTCAGCGTGAATTAACTCATGGAAGGTTTAAATTCTAATGTGGCCATACACTGAAGATGAGTGGAAAGATCTTAGCTAATAAATAAAAGAGAGCAGGATAACTTGCTCTCTTTATCTTTAGGAGGATCACATGGATAAATGTAGTTGTGGACACGAATGCCATTGCGGTGGTGAATGCGATGAATGCGTAAACGATGTATGTTATAATTGTGATTGCCAAGAAAATAAGAATGATGTACCAGATTCATTTGTGAAGGAA